CCGTGCCTTCAGTTCCTGCTCAAGAACAAGATATCCGAGGGTGGCCGCAACAACGGCCTGTTCAACATCGGCGTCTATCTGCGTAAGGCGTACCCAGATAGCTGGGAATCGGAGATCCTAACCTACAACTTGCAGTATCTGGAGCCGCCACTGCCGCTCAGCGAGGTCAACATCGTTGCCAAGCAGCTTGAGAAGAAGGACTACGCCTACCGGTGTAGCGACTCTCCGATAAACGCGCACTGCAACAAAGACCTGTGTCAGACCCGCAAGCATGGCATCGGTGCCGCTATTCAAGGCGCGGCAATCGCCAACCTTCGCAAATACAACTCAAACCCGCCGGTCTGGTTTCTGGATGTCAATGGCGAGCCCGTCGAGCTGGATACAGAAGCTTTGATGAGCCAACCCGCGTTTCAAAAGTGCTGCATGGAGCAGCTTAACTTCATGCCCCGGTCCGTTAGCAAGCAGGTCTGGGAGGGCCGCATAGGCGGTCTAATGAATGAGATGAGGGACAACGAAAGCGCCATCATAGATGTCGCTGAAGACGCCAGCATAAACGGCCAGTTTTACGATTATTTGGAGGAGTTCTGCGCTCACATGCAAAAGGCCAATGACAAGGAAGAGATACTGCTCAAGCGCCCATGGACGGACGAAGAAAGCGGCACCACTCTGTTCCGTCTGAAAGACTTTGAAGCATATCTAAAGCGCAACAAGTTCTTCGAGTACAAGACGCATAAAATAGCGCAGCGTTTGCGTGATTTGGGCGGACAAAGCTGCGTATTGAAAATTAAGGGCAGGCCCGTTCGGGTGTGGGAAGTACCCGCTTTCGATAACGCAGACATGGATATCAAAACGCCATCCTTTGGCAGTGGTGAGGGAGCACCCTTCTGATGAAAGACCGTAACGACTACATTTACGAGCAGCGCGTAGTGCAGCTCCGCACCTATCAATCCATCGCAGATGAGATGGGACTGTGCCGCGAGCGTGTGCGCCAAATCGTGGTTGCCGTGTCTCAGCGCATCCGTTGGGAGCAAGAGATTGAAGCCCTGCCGGACAAGCCGCACAAGATGTGCCACCTCGTCCTGCCTCGCCGCGTCCGTAACTGCCTCAAGAACGAGTTCCTGTTCGACCTGACATTTGAGGAGTTCATCGAGTACGCCGAGAATAAGAAGCTCGATAACATACCCAACCTCGGCAAGGGCAGCATTGCGTTACTTGAAACGCGGCTCGCGGAACAAGGCTATGTCTTGCCCAAGCGGTTACGTAGCAAAGCCAGCCTGCTTCGTGATGCAGTCCAAACCAAGCGCGAAGCTCGGTACGCAAAGTACCGGCAAATTATGAAATGGCGAGAAGAGCAACGCAGCATCAAATGGATCGCTTACGAGGTAGACATGAGCTATGGCGGCGTTGTCGGAGTCATCCATCGCTTCCTCGCCAACCCGGAGGCCCTCGATGGAGAAGAATAAAATCTTCCGCATCTACGGCCCGCCCGGCACCGGTAAGACCACCGCTCTGCTCAACAAAGTGGACGAGGCTCTTAGCTCTGGTGTGGATCCTGCTCACATCGGCTACTTTGCCTTCACCCGGCAGGCAGCTAACGAAGCGATTGAACGCGCCTGTACGCGCTTTCACCTCGAGCCTACGCAACTGCCGTGGTTTCGCACACTGCATAGCTTCGCTCTGCGCCTGTCGGGCATCCGCCAAGAGCAGGTGATGCAGACAGAGCACTACAAGGAGCTGGGCCACGCTATCGGGTTTGACCTGACTGCTGGCGGGCAGGGCATGAGTGAGGACGATGCCTTCGACCTGACCAAGAATGACAACCCGGTGATCAGCCTCATCAACCTAGCCCGCCTTCGTAAAGTCACCTTGCGTGAAGAATATGATGAGAGCGGCATGGGCATGGATTGGAACCGGGTCAAGTACATCGCCGACAGCCTGACCGAATACAAGAACCGATTTCAGCTTTACGACTTCACGGACATGCTAGAAGTCTTCGTCCGTGAAGGCGCGGAGTTCTGCCCTCGTCTTGCCATCACATTTATCGATGAGGCGCAGGACTTATCGCCATTGCAGTGGGATGTAGCCCACATACTTGAGCAGAGCTCTGAGCGCATCTACTGCGCCGGAGATGACGACCAAGCGATCTACCGTTGGGCCGGTGCAGATGTAGAACATTTTATCAATCTGAACGGCGGCTATGAGGTGCTAGAGCCGGTTACTTCCTAGCACCCGTGACCCAAGAACTCAAAAGCCGAGGCATCCTCTACAGCTATCGCGGACGGAGGTCCATATCCGAAAGACTGAGTGATGCCATCAATGGCTGGGAGCAAATGAGAAAGGGTCACCGAATAACCGGTGCAGCCGCACGAGCCGTCTATAGTTATATGTCTGTCGGCGAGCGGGTCAAGCGCGGATTCAAAAAACTGCCCGGACTCGATGACGACGAGACCGTGTCACTTGAAGAGCTGATCGCGCATCACGGCCTTATGGAACTGGTGCACATCATGGGCACACCGCGTATTGAGGAAAACATACGGGACTGCATCTGGCACGAAGCCATGGACAAGCTGCCCAGTGCCGACCGTGCGTACATCACGGCACTACTGCGGCGGGGTGAAAAGTTCAATGCAACGCCCCGCATTGAACTGTCCACGATTCACGGCTCCAAAGGTGGTGAGGCCGACAATGTCGTCCTGTTTACCGATCTATCCCCCGCAGCAGCACGAGCTGCCGAGCAGTCCCCGGATGACCTGCACCGGGTGTTCTATGTAGGCGTCACACGCACCAAGCAGAATCTGTATCTGGTGGACCCCGAGGATGACAACAGGAGCTACTTGATATGAGCCTCTTATTTCATTTTACGTATGAGTGCGTTTGCGGAAACGTCTGGAAATGCTGGAACGTCCGATATGCAAAAGACGAGTGCCAGAAATGTAGACGACATGTCAGCCCGAAGGACAAGGTCCAATGAACCGCAAAGAGATACTTGAGAAAGCCGAGAGCCTAGTTAACGGCCCACGGGCCCAAGACTATGGTGATGCCTACGACAACCATGAGCGCATAGCCCAGATGTGGTCCGTGCTGCTCGACACCGACGTAAGTGTCTCACAAGTCTACCAATGTATGGTTGCGGTCAAGCTGGCAAGGCTTATAGTGACGCCAGACCACGAAGATAGCTGGATAGATATTTGCGGCTACGGCGCACTAGGAGGAGAAGGCAATGGCCTTACAGATGGCGATGTTCGCACCAAAGAGTGAGTGGGTGCCGCCCGCTGAGCTGCCAGACATCTTCGACGCCAAGCAGATCGCTATCGACGTTGAGACCAGAGACCCTCACATCAAGTCCAACGGCCCCGGCTGGCCGACGGGTGACGGTGAGGTGGTGGGCTATGCCGTAGCAGTTGACGGCTGGTCAGGTTACATACCTACCCGTCACCTTGGCGGCGGCAATCTGGACGAGCGCATCGTCAACAAATGGCTGAAGAAAGTTTTCGAGTCCCCCGCCGACAAGATCATGCACAATGCCCAGTATGATGCGGGCTGGATCAGGCAGATGGGCTTTACCATCAACGGGCGCATCATCGACACCATGCTGATCGCATCCCTGCTAGACGAGAACCGGTTCAGCTACAGCCTCAACGCCCTGTCTTACGACCTGCTCGGTGAAGTAAAGCAGGAGCGCACACTACAGGACGCGGCTCGCGAGTTTGGTCTCGATCCAAAAGCAGAGATGTGGAAGATGCCCGCTATGTATGTCGGGCCCTACGCACAAGTAGATGCGGAGCTGACACTCAAGCTCTGGAACTATCTGTCCGCACAACTGACCCAAGAGCAGCTCTGGCCGATTGCCAACCTTGAGCTCAAGCTTCTGCCCTGTCTGGTGGACATGACATGGCGCGGCGTCCGCGTGGACCAAGATCGTGTCGAGCGCACCCGCAACCACCTGATCAAGGAAGAGAAGGCCACGCTTGCCAAGATCAAGCACGTCGCTGGTCAGGATGTAGAGCTCTGGGCCGCAGCATCGATTGCTAAAGCCTTCGACAAGCTTAGCATTCCTTACCCGCGCACCGAGAAGAACGCTCCGTCCTTCACCAAATCGTTTCTGGCGGACCACCCGCACGAGCTCGCACAACTAATCGTCCGGGCCCGCAACTTGAACAAGACCAGCGGCACCTTCATCAACACCATTATGAAGCACTGCCACGCAGATGGCCGTATCCACGGGCACATCAACCAGATCAGATCGGATGACGGCGGCACCGTTTCGGGCCGCATATCCATGTCCAACCCCAACCTGCAACAAATCCCGGCCCG